CGCTAGATCCATGCTCACTGATCTTGCGACCTTGCTTGAGTTCAACCACAGAAAAGTCTGTGGTCTGGAACATTTTGTTTAAGCGATCTGCTAGATTGAAAGCATGGCCAGGATTTGAGAAACTTACCTTCTTATACTTGGGTCCAGGGTATGAAACCAAACTGTTTAAGGTGCGTAGGTTGATGGGCTTGTCTTTGTAAAAGACTGCATAAATTGCGTCAGCACTCAACACTTCCTCTGCCTTGTAGGAGCGGGGATTAACGTTGCTGAGAAGAATAGTAGGTTTAGGTCTGCTCATGATACTGTTATTTATGAGCAGAAGAGAATTAAAACTTGTTTTTAAATCATGAGTCTTGGTGGTTTTGCTTCAAATCCTGTGCCAAAACTAACCACACAAGTTATTTCATTTTTCTCTAGGAATGTGGCCAATACAGTCCAGTTTCCTGTCTTGCCATTGACCCAAAAACTCATTAAAAACTTGGCACTGGTGCTGTTTTGTATGGCACCTGAGATAATGAACTGTTCTCCGCGCTTGACCAAATCGTCACGAATAGTGTTGGTTTCACCACAATGCCATTTGGTTTCTATATCAAAACTTTTGGCATTGGCCGAACACAATGTCAAGAAGGATGCTACTACTCCAATCAGCAGTTTATCCATAGGTAGCGTTTAACCATTCAGTGTGATGTTGAGCCGAGTCTACAGCCTTTTGCATGTTATGCCGCCCACAGAACTTGATAAAGTGCGGACCCACTGATGGTTTCTTAGGTTGTTGAACAGCAGTGGCAATGGTTTCGTCTAAGATAGACTTGATGTTGCTGGGTTGTGCTCTAAGGTCAATGATTGAACGATTGCGTTCGTAGTCATCACGCACCAGGTGTTCAACGCCTTCATGGTCGGTCCAACGTTGCAACATTAGATTGTTCCACATGAATCCTTTGTTGTTGCGATCAGCATAGGCTTCTTCAAGTCCAACCTTGTTCTTAGAACCTTTGGTTCTAACACCAGGATATGCTGAGAAGATGTTGTCACTGACATCACCTCGCATGCATTTTTCAAACAACATCCAGTCAGGGTTAGGAGCAGGTTTGACTTCCTTGGTTTTCTTGTCTACGACTGCTCGCCCCTTGTCGTCATAGTAACCTTCGTGTGTTGTCAGCACACCAGCAATGCCGTTGTAGAGTTGAACGTTGGTGGCAATCAGTTGCTCAAAATCGCTGTCGCTGGATACAATTGTATGATTGTCGTTGGGATGAAGATCAATCCAACGTGCGATCAAATCGTCGGCTTCAACCTGAGCATGTCGTAGCACAGTGATATTGGTCTTGGATTCCAAGTATTCTCTGAACTCGTCAAAACTCTTCCAAAACAATTCATCTTCAGCCTGCTCCTTGGGAGTTTGAGCCGCACGGGCTTCGCTTCGCTGAGCCTTGTAAGGACGGTAGACGTCCTTGCGCCAACTGCGACCTTCAAAGCAGAACACCACATGGCGACCTTGGCGCTCTCGCCATTGTTTCAGCACAGAGGCAAGAATAATGTGATAACTCATGGCCACACGCTCTTCTGGATCGCCGGAGCGGATCACATGGCGGGCACGGAAGAAGAGATTGGCGGCGTCTACAATAAGATAACTCATGCAGTAATTCTAACACGAGTAGACTTAGATGTCAACTGGATTTTTGACTTTTATTGCGAGTTTGGACACGACCCGCATCGGCTACAAAATTGCCGTCGGCAATTTGGTCCATGCTGATGTTTCTACATAGTTCAGTGAACCACATGTCTACAATGGCTTCAGCGGTGGGAGCATTGTAACCATGAGCCATTAGATAGCGCACAAAGGCCGGATTCCACTCAAGTTCAAAATAACCTTCTTTGGGATTGTTTGGATCAATGTGGGCCTTGACAACATTGACCCAAGGATCAGGACTGTCGCGCATGCGACGTGCATCATTGTTTTTTATAAAAAGATTTTTAAACCAGTTTAACATTTTTGTGCGTTTGATTGGGTAACATTTTTAACAAGGAACCGTATTTTTCAGACTGGGTATCTTCAAGAATCCAAAAAAAGTTTTGGCCATCGTTGGTTGCATACGCCCTTGTTTTATATATGCTGGTAATGAAATCATGTTTTTCCTTAATGTCTACATTTGACAACAAGGTAGTTTTACCGGCAACACCAATGAACTGTAAATTTAAATCCTGAATGGCCTCTAAAAATAAAGCCAACTGGCTCGGATGCTCAGCGGCAATGTCGTCCACTGCTATCACAGCATTCTTGTTTAAAAAGTCATTGACCAACAGTTTCAGTATGGCCAAATTATTTTGAAAATTGCTGGCTGATAGGTCAAAAGAAACAAAGTCAAACTTGGTCCCTGCCAGGTTAGCGACATTTTCTGTGATTTGAACTATGTTGGGATACGATGCTTGGAACTTAGTAGCAACACCACGAATCACTGATTCTAACATTTTAGGGTCAGTGGGTATTGGAAATTCTTTGAGAACGCCCTCGGCACTGGGATTTCTTACACTTTCGCAGAAATCTCGGATCACATCTGTCACCCATGGATTTTTTGGATCGTAGTTTAGATTGTGTTGTTTGGTAAGTTTAAAAAAGGAAAAGTCATCTACCAAATACCATTGAGTTTTACCGCAATGATCACTGGAAACCAGTTCCAGTAGATCTTCAACCATCATTGGCAATGCGCCATAGTAACAGCCTAGATCCAAAAGAGTGTTGGGTTGAAACAAATGTGTCAGTTGAGCAAATACAACATTATTAAGGTATGTAGGAGAAACAGGCCCAGACAATTGCATGGCTGGTGACTTTAAAAGTGTAGGCAAAGTAAACCGCAGATACTTTGTATCAACGTTGTGTTTAATTTTCATCAAATAAATTTTGTTCTCGAACTTTGATTTCTTCCAACACTTGTTCGCGCTGATGGTTGGTGTATTCATACCATTCACTGCGCTCTTTGGAAGTTCGAAAACAAGCAATACAAAAATCACCATCAACTACACAAACACCCTGGCAAGGGTTGGTGTTGTTGGCATGTTCAATGTCGTTGTTAACCATGTCGGTCATTGTAATCGTCCTGGAATTCATAAGGTTTGTTTTTTCTCTTGGTCGTAGTTTTTTTCTTAAAAACTAATCTCGACCACCAACTTTTTTTAACAGGTTGTGTGCTGGGTGTGAATCCAGCGAACCTAAGACTTTCTACAGCACTACTAATATGGCATTCAGGGCAACAACTACCCAAAGGCACTTGTGTTATCTTATTTCCGCAGAGATGGGTCCAAGTAGTGTTATTCATCTGCGTATGTAGCCTTTCTAACAGTTTAAATTAGATCTTAGTTTCAAGTTCTTTAACGGTGTTGACAATAGCACCAGCAAAATTCAATGCAGACTGCTTGTTCAACAGCATGTGATGTTCTTGTTTGTGGACACCATGAATCAAGATATCCCATACAGCACGAAGTCGTGCCGGCCAATCCTTCCAAAATCCTCTAGTCCAAGTAGTGACATAAAAACTAACTTCTACGTCAGGAATATCTTTTTCTCGCTGAACTTCAATCCACATCTTTACAGCATGTTCATCAGCAGAACACTCGCATTCTACATTAAAGACTTGAGCATCACCAAAGTCTTGATCAATGCTGATGCCTTGGGCTGGAGTTTGTGCTTTCATGGGGTTTCCTCCTGTGTATCCTGTGCCAAACATTATTTTCTTCCTGTTGTATAATCTTGATCTTCGTCCACTGGCTCGCAATCTCTGCGATGTGTGAGCATGAACATGGTCATCTCAGGACTGTCACTGTCAATCCAAAATCTAGTTCTATTCACATGTGCTTCGAGTTTGATTTTGTTTTCGCGCAACCATTCAAGCACATCAACAAAACATGGATTATGCGAATAAACACAAAATTGCTTGATCACTTTCTCCCCCAGTCTATACGGCTCCATAGTCTATCATATAGGTAATATGATGTCATCCACACACAATTGATAACAATGGTAGGCAACAATGCCTGTGTCATGCTTTGTCCAGTGACCAACAACATCACATAGGTTGACAGTATCACCCATATCCTATAGATGATGGTTTTGACCAGTGTTCTGGTTCTAGTTTCTCTTACTTGCCCCAACCGTTGCCCCAAATATCCACATGCAGTCTGGGACTATAGTTGTAGCCACGCTTGAGTGCTTCATCGGCAACATTGATACGATTACCATCATACACACTAACAACACCACCCACGGGCATCACATACACAGGACCTGTAAATCCAGCATAGCGATATTCAGACACCGCCTGATCTACTTCGTCAAAGTGTTCTAGAGATTCTACCACAAACTTCAAGTAGGTAAACCCCAACCAATTGTAAGATTTTACCACATCAGGCTTGACAGCATCTTCCCAGCGTTCGCCACTGGCCGACAGTTTGGGACTTACACTAAAAGTAACAGTATCCCAACTACGACCTGAACGCTCGTTCTTCCATTGATAGAAGTAGTCAATGAGTTCTTGATACAAAGGCTGAGTGCCGTTGGTTTCGAATGTGATGTTGCGTAGATCTTCCATGCCAGGTTGACTCAGCAAGTCGGCATATTCTCGTTGCCAGCCCAACAAAGGTTCGCCACCAGTGATCACAAGATGAACATCATTGCCATTGCGTTGTTGCCAATGTTGGTTTGGAGTCAATGCCAATAGACGTTGAACCACTTCTTGATTGTCATATGTGGGGCTTAGATGTTTGAATGCTGGATGCCAACTAGCATAACTGTCACAGCCTGTGCTCACCAGTGGCAATTCTTCAAAAGTTTTGTAGATACCAACATTTTGTGCAATAGGCTCTACTTCCTTGGTCTTCTCTCCTTTTCTCAGGCCAAAGCCTGCACATTGGAAATTGCAACCAAAGGTTCGTAAAAACACACTAGGCACACCAACAAAGCGTCCTTCGCCTTGTGCAGAGTAAAACAGTTCGCTAATTTTAAGTTTCATAGATTCTTGACCACCTTTTTAACTTTTCAAACTTGCGTTGCTTGGCAAGTTCAATTTCGTTTCCATCAACTACATTGTATAATTTTAACAGATCTATCGCCGCTTGTAAATCCCCTACTTCTTCGGTTAGGCGTTCACGGTTAGATCCACCTTCCTTGAGGTGAGTCTCGTCAATGCCAAACCTACGGATCTTACAGACCATTTGGCTGACTTCGGCACATTCTTCCTGTAGCACCGTTAGGATTTCTTCTTCTCGTGTCATGTTGTTCATTTTAAAAATACATCGTTGATTTGTCGATTCACCCGGATAAAGGTTGTGCATTTAGGCAGTTGCTTGAGTGTTGGTGCACCAACATAGGTGCAGGTGCTACGCAGGCCACCAAGCAGATCCAGCACAGTCCCATTAACTGGCCCTCTATAAGGAATTGACACAGTTCGGCCTTCACTGCTACGATATTGTGCCACACCACCGTTGTGTTTGTTCATGGCAGTATCACTGCTCATTCCGTAAAATGTAACACGGCCATCTTTTACTTCACCGCCACCTTCATCATGTCCAGCCAACATTCCGCCGAGCATGACAAAATCTGCGCCTGCTCCAAATGCTTTAGCCACATCACCTGGGCAAGTGCAACCGCCATCAGCAATGATATGGGCACCGAGGCCATGTGCCGCATCAGCGCATTCAATGATCGCAGAAAGTTGCGGGTAGCCAACCCCAGTTTGTATCCGAGTCGTGCATACCGATCCCGGTCCGATTCCAACTTTGACAATGTCGGCTCCTCGTAAAATAAGTTCTTGGGTCATATCAGCCGTGACCACGTTGCCGGCAATGATAGTGTGAGAACTAAACGCTTCTCTAACACTATGAATAAAATCACCAAAGTGCTCGCTGTAACCATTGGCCACGTCAACACAGATAAAATGAATTTCAGGATAGGCTGTTAGAATTTGTCTAAGTCTACTAAAGTCTTCTCTACTGGTTCCAGTGCTGACAGCAAAATACTTGCCACCAATGGTAGTCACAATATCATGTAAATCATCGGGCTCGTAGTTTTTAATTAGACAAGTAAACAGCCCGTGTTCGTGCAATGACTCGGCCATACCAATAGTGCCAACTCCGTCCATGTTACTGGCCATGACAGGAACACCAGTCCATTCAGTTTGACTGTATTTGAAACGATAGCGACGTTTGAGATCAACTTCTCGTCGACTTGACAATGTGCTACGCTTGGGGCGAATCAGCACATCGCGAAAGTCTAGTTTGATATCTTCTTCAATACGCAATTTAAATTTCCAATACTAATTCAGGATTCCACTCAGACACTTCACCCCACGATTCATAACCGCGAGGATTGCACACTACTCTAGTAGTTCCTACTAGATAATCAAAGGGTTGATGCATATGACCGTGTGTCCAAAGCACAATTTCTGGATGATCTAAAATAAACTCACTGAGGTCACTGGCATAGCCACCGTTCATATGGAAGTCGTTTTTATAGCGAGCATCAATGCTTTGATATGTAGGCGCATGATGACCCACAACAACAACCTTTTTGGTGCTACCTTGTTTGCGAAGATCATCCAACACATTCTCAAAGTATTCTTTGGTTCTCATGTGTCGTTCCATGACATGGGCAGGACGCAGTCGTGTATAACCTGCACGATCATTACGAATAACTCTAAAGTCATTCATCTTCTCACTGATAGAATGTTGAGTTAATGGATCACCTTTGTTCATATCTGTCCAGAGTGTTCCGCCAACAAACACAACATCATTGATTTCAACAGAGTTTCTTTCAAGGAAGTGAATATTGCTGAACTTGGCACATTCACTGCGAATATGCTCTACAGTTTCAAAGAACTTGCCATGATAGAATTCGTGATTGCCTGCAACATAGATCACATGCGGAAATTGAAAACTCACACGCCGGAGAAAGTCTCTAAATCTTAGAGCAGTGGCTTGGCGCCGACCAAGATCGGCCAGGTTAGCATTGCTATACATCTTGTAATCCATTTCAGGATGTTCGTGTAAGTCGCTACCGATGAGAATGTCGCCAGAAAGAATCAAGACATTTGTGTCGCCAACATTGCGAATGTTAATGTCTGAGAATTCTAAGTGCAGATCACTAACCAGTTGTATCTTCATCGTGATTTCCTGATTCAAGTTTTGCCAAAGGATTGAGTCCATTTACAGGAATACCATCTTCGTCTACGATTCCAAATCCATCAAATACAAATCCACAGCCCTTGCAAAAATCTTCAAACATCTGTAGAATTTCACCTAAGTCTGCTTCCTTGTGATCTACCATGATGGTTCTATGTCCATCATTGTAGTAAAAGAACCACTGCGGCTCAATGGGATTGACTTCTATGTCGTTGCCGCCCTTTTCCAGTTGTTTGACAATACTGTTCCATGGATCAATTTTTTTCATCTCGCAGTTTCCGGTTAATGTTCAACATCTGTTCTAACATTGTAGCATCAATTCCATTATTTTGCAACTCTGTTTTGTAAGTTGTAGAGTCTTTTGGAAAACAATGTCCACCAAAACCACGTGATCCATCTGGGCCTGGTGTGTCCCAATGAGTTGATCCTAGCCTAGGTTCACTACGCAACACGCCGGCCACATTGGCATAGTTGACATCATATGATTCACACAATTCTCGCAGTTGGTTGGCAAAGACCACTTTCATAGAAAGGAAAGTATTGGTGGCCAACTTCATTGCCATGGCTTCTTTGGCTGATACTGTAAACACAGTGGTTCTAGGCATTAGATCAAAAGTTTTTGCAAATGTTGCGGCATGATAGCCTCCCAGCACAATAAGTTTGGGGTTAACAGCATCTTCTTCCCAATGATTGGCTCGAATAAATTCGGGCCAAACAACAAGCCTATCTCCCAACACTTTTTCTAGTTTATCAATGGATTCTAGACTCAGTGTGCTACGAACCAAATAGTTTCCTGCAAACTTGTGCAGTTCCGCATTGCGAATGGCTTTGAATACGATTTCGTCGTCATTGAGACCGTTGCTACCCAACGGACTAGGAACACAAATTACACACCACTGGGCTTGATCAAATCGTTCACTGTGAATGTTCAACGGAGGATCGTCAAACTCAACATCATCTACTTCAGTGTGCCAAGATAAAAACTTTTCTGTGGCCTTACCAACGAACCCTCGACCTTTGATGATTACCATGCTTGTCCTTTTAAAATATATTCGGGATACTTTCTAATACTGTAATCTAAAAGCGGTTCCAGTCGAGCAACATCAATCCAGCCTTTAATGACCACTAAGATTTTTCGATATGCTGGATCAAAGTCAGCGGCATGTAAAAACGACTCGTTGTTCCAAGCAAAGGTATTAGTGTCACTGGGAAGTTTAACGTATAAACGTCGATGTTCTTCAACATCAGTGTGAGGTTCAAACTCACTGGCACTGGCTAACCAAAACGTTTCCTTGGGATTTTTATCGTCAAGCATGATTCTGATTTCGGTGGGAAATCTCAGTTTGCCATCTAGACTCGCAGGCATGTTGCCGTCGTAGTGCAATGGTATAGTTCTGTGAGCACTCCAAAATCTAACGGATCTAATTTTAACAAACGGCAGTTTCTCAAGGATGTTCTTGATAAAATTAGGATTGGCATCAATCATTGGTTGGCAGATCTTAGATCCCCAGGCACCTTCACTGTAGAGTTCAGGCAATTCGTAAATGCTCATTCCGTCCCATTGAGTGTGCTCAAGGCTAGGATTAGTATTACCTAATGCTCCACGATCAATGTGATTACGCCATACACGATCTTTTTCATCGTTCCAGATATGCCAAAAGTCTGACCAAGAGTCGGGCTCAAACTTTGGCAACGCCAACGGCAACGCGGCAATGCCCGCATACTTTTCTGACAATTGCGGGCATTTGGCAATATCAATTAGTTGTTCTAATTTTTTATAATCAACTTTCATTCTTCTAACAAATGCCTTTTATCTTTAACAGTCTTGAATTCTTCTGCAGATTCAAGTTCAGGCTTGCGCTTAGTAATAACAGGCCAAGACTTGGCCAAGCGCAGGTTGATTTCGGCCCAGGACTTATCTTCAAGTGTGTTGTCATCAACAATGGCCTCAACAGGACATTCAGGAATACAAACGCCACAGTCAATACACTCGTTGGGATCAATTACAAGAAAATTAGGACCTTCATGAAAGCAGTCTACAGGACATACTTCCACGCAATCTGTATACTTGCATTTGATACAGGCTTCGGTAACATAATGACTCATTAGTGTGAACCCCAATTGTTTTTTGCAGTATCTTTGTCTACATCTCGACGCTTGCCGGATAAGCCCAGCATGGCACGATATTCTTGCCATGCGGCTTGCACCATCGGATCCTGTTCGGTATCGCCCGAAGGAAATAGATCTGCCCATACACAGTTTTCCATGATCTTGCCACGGTATTGACCAAAATCTCTGGGCTGATGAATCTTGCCTGATTCCCATAGTTGAACAGCAACAGCAAGGCAACGCTCTCGATCCAAGCCATAAAGGTAATCATCTCTATAAAGGTATTCGTCTACCAGCGCATCAAGCCTACTACGGTCAGTCATGGTGCCCGACACAATGACCACAACATCATTGATATCTACGTCACCCTTGACAATATCACGAATACAACGACCATAACTAAATCCCACTTTCATAGTGTGCTCCTATTCCACCAACTTTCCCAAGGAAAATCAATCCAAACATCATTTTCAAGTTTATTCACTGACATACCAGCAAAGTCGCTGGTTTCATTGCTGGCTTCGTTGTCAACAAGACTTGCCCAGCGTATTTCGTCGTGCCAGAAATTTTCTGTAAACATGTGATCTACACCAGTAACAGAACTAGCCCAATCTTCTTTAAGCCATGCTTGTGTGGCACCCGAGTCGTTGATATCGTCGACCAACAAAATGTTTTTACCATCTAACACCATTTCTGGTGCCCATGTTAGGCTTTCACATTCTCCACCGTCACGCAAACTTACCTTGACACTGGCATGCGGAACGTTCAAGTAATGACTCAACATTACAGAAGGAACTAGACCACCTCGATCTACACCAATCACAAGATCAGGACGCCAGCCTGATGTTTGTATTTGTCTAGCAATCTCTTGTGCTAAATGTTGGATGTCTTGCCAACTCAATGATAGTTTATCGCTCATAGGTCTTCGTCAAGTTTACGATCAGGTCCGCCTAACAGTTTTTCCAATGCTTTATACTCATCGTAGAGTTCTTTAAGCATGGGATACTTTTCGTGCAATTCAAAATTAGGTGCAAGAATCAGCAAACGCTTTTTAATAGTTTCAACAACGTCTGCTAGTTCTTCAAGGTCAATTCTCTTACCATTGGCGGTATTGATTTCATTGACACCACTGATAGAATTAGTTGGCATAGACGATGTAAATGAAAAATTGCCGCCGCTACTACCGCCAATGGTAATGCCACTTAAATCAATGGTGTCAGTGCCAACAGAATCAATGGTGTAAACTGGGCCTGCGGCACCATAGTTTGTGGTAGTGATATTGGCAATGTCAATTTCCTGTGCAATAAATCCCGAAGACATGTTAGCGCCATCACTGGACCATGTAAACTCTAGTGACTTAACGCTGTCAAGTTTCTTTTGATCATCGTCCATTATGCCCTCTTGCAAGCATTGACAATGTTCATGAACTCTAAACGCACACTAGGGTCTGACTTGAATACACCGCCAATCTTGCTGGTCACTGTAGATGAACCAACATCCTCGACACCACGGCTTTTGACACAGTAATGCTGAGCATCAATGACCACAGCAATGTCGTCAGTTTCTAGAATGAACTGTAGTGCGTGGTAGACCTGCTCGGTAAGGCGTTCTTGAATCTGTGGACGCTTGGCAAAGTATTCAACTACGCGGTTGATCTTGCTAAGACCTAGAACCTTTTGCTTGGGGATATAGGCCACAGTGGCCACACCATCAATCACAACAAAGTGATGTTCACAGTTACTCTGCACATTGACGTTGCGTTCAATGACCATTTCATCGTATTTCATCTTGTTGTCAACTGTGGTGCATTTGGGAAATGCATCGTAGTCAAGCCCCCAGAAGATTTCGTTCACATACATCTTGGCCACACGCTTGGGGGTTTCAATGAGACTGTCATCGCTGAGATCTAGACCAAGAGCCTGCATAATCTTGGTAAAGTGACCTTCAATGAGATCAATCTTTTCTTTGCGATCTAAGGTGTTGGGTTCTGTTGGAGTTTCTACTCCGCACTTGACCAGGTGCTCATGAACCAGTTTACCCAATTCGGGGTCAGTTTTAGTTTTGTTATATGACATAGTTATCCTTCCTTACGCGGATATGATTTTTGAAAATGTTGCTACCTTTGTGTAGCAGGCCTATTTATCAGATCCATTGTTTATTATACGCTCATTCTGCTCTTTAATCAAGACTTCGGCTGGCCAAACTAGCAAGAAAAACATCATATCGTCTCGATGTTTAAAATGGATCAAGGTAGTGTAGTCCATGTGGGCATACAGATCTCCAGTTTTGCTTCTTGTAAGTTGGCCCAAGGATCGCCAGTCCAATGGCTGTCCACGAAAATTAGTAGCAGTCCAACGGCGTCCACAGTTGTCCACCAACCATCGACGAACCACACTTAGATTTGCCAACGGTGAAACAAGTTTTACCGAGTGCCAGACTTGATTTTTTGTTGACATCAGCGACTAGCAAAAAAATCTGATTTCCTTAGGTCGTCCCAGCCACCGATAAGTGTTTCATCAATGAAAATCTGTGGAACAGTCCTGGCCCCAGGAATTCGTTCCAACAGCATTTCTCTCGTAACACCGTTGTGACCAATTTTGTTTTCTGTAAAGTCCATGCCCTTACTGCGAAACCAGTTCTTGGCCATGTCACAGTAAGGACAATTGTCCTTGCTCCAAATTTCAATTTTCATTTTATTCTCCGGGAGGATTGTATGTTTGCTCGTATTCGTAACGAGCAACTCTATAGAACTGGTCTTGTGTGCCAGGCTCCTGGACTAGGTAGTCACCAGGCTTCAGTGTCATTGGTGAACCCCAAGGTGCTGTAAAACTAACAGGTTGTGATCCTGTGTATTTTGCTACCATTCTAACTGCATTGATATCGGGCTTGCGACGGCCATTGCCTGCTTCAATGGGATAGTTCTTGGCCAACTTGGCTTCTGGTCCAATGTTGTATTTTTCTTTGCTAGGGCCGCTGACAATGACATCGCCAACATTGACTGCCTTGACTGTTTCATGGCCGTCTTCAGTTACAGTTTCTAATTGAAACTGTTCTCCGCTTTTGCCAAAACTCAATGCTGGCATTGAGTCAATGTTGGTCTGATTGATAGGCTCGTTAAACGGACTATAGGTCAAGTCCTTTTTGTGTGTAGGCAGAAACTTTAATTGACTGGCAATTTGTTGTATATCTGCGTTTTCTTTTAGATCGGTAATTTTCATTTTGTTTTCTCCACTTCAGATTCATAGACTCTTCGTCTTAGACTGCTAGAACTAAAACTATGGTCTCGACCATTAAAGTAAAGTTCAATTCCTCGCTTATGGCAAATTTCTCTGCCAGTAAACTCTTTGCCTTCGTATTCCACGCCCAGTATTCTAACATCAATAGGCAAGGTAAGCAATAGATCTTCTAGATCTTTTTCTGTATTGTAAACCCAAACTTCGTCAACATACCTAGAGCCTTTGAGTTGCATTTGTCTTTCAACAATACTCTGCACTGGTCTGTTCTTGTTGGGTCGGTCAAGTGTTGGATCGTTTTGCAAGCCAACAATCAAATAGTCACATTGTGTTTTGGCTTCTTGTAGCATGGCCACATGACCTGCATGTAGAAGGTCAAATGTTGAACAGGTAAATCCCACTTTCATAGTTTATGCGTAGTGTTGATAAGTTTTGCTATTATACCAAGCCCAACTGGTTCTAACAATATTTTCTAGGCGACTGTTTTCTGCTTGCCAGCCTGCCCAGTTTTTGAACTTCTGAGGACTTGCTACTAAAACTGCAGGATCTCCTGCACGTCTAGGGCCAGTATGAATCAATAGTGTGCGACCAGTGATGCGTTCAACTTCAGCAATGACTTCTCGAATACTGTAGCCGCGACCTGAACCTAGATTAAATTCTTGAAACGGTTCTACAAAGTCTGATGCAATGAGTGTGGCATCAACATGTGCTCGGGCAATGTCTTCTACATGTAGGTAATCCCTGACACAAGTGCCATCAGCGGTGCTGTAATCTTCGCCATTGAGCGTAAACACACCGCCTGAGATCAAACTCTCCATCAATCGTGCAATTACATGAGTAGCCTGTTTGACTTGCCCATGACGAACCTGAGCGTCGGCACCACATGCGTTGAAATATCTCAATGCCACAGCCTTAAAACCATAGGCACGAGCACAGTCTCGGATAACCTGCTCGGCCATAAGTTTACTGTGACCATAGGGACTGATAGGCAGTTTGTTGCTTTCTTCTGTGAGCATTTTACTATCAATGGGATTACCATAGGTAGCCGCTGAACTAGAAAATACAAAAGTCTTTGTCCAGCCCTTGTCTGCCAAATTCTTCATAAGTCTGGCAGTATTACCTACGTTATTCATGTAGTAGGTTGCTGGATCCTGCATGCTAGGACCAACAAGGCTAGTGCCAGCAATATGAATCACTGCTTTGGCATCTTTGCTTTGAACGGCTGTGGAAAACAAACCCGAAGTAAAATCTCCAGGAATGGTCACATCAATGTGTTCACGAATCCAAGGACTTAGGTTAGTATTACGATCACAACCAATGATCTTGTAGCCCTGGTCTTTGAAACGAAGAACTGTTTGGCCACCAATGTAACCATTGCATCCAGTTATGCCAACCCACTTATCTGTCATGGTGTGTAGAGTTTATATTTTGTTTCGCTGACATGATCGCGATAACGATTGCCTGCGCGATTCCATTGCTGAGCCTTACACTCCATACCACCTTCTGCTACGGTTCCAGCAGTTTCCATGATATCTAGAATGCGATCAATGGTGCCATTGTTCCAATCACTGATTTTACCTTGTGCTGGATGCGGTGCTCGCAACAGTTCAATTAACTTGTCAAGCGCATCTTGTTGACTCCAAGGCACATACATCCTTGTGTGGTCGTTGGCAAAGGTTTCAGGAAAACTTCTATAAGCAGGATACAGCACATTGCAACCAAGAGTATCGGCTTCGCTTACAGTATTTGAAACCCAATCCTGTAACGCACAATTAAAGAGAACTTTGCTGTCGTTGACAATATTGTAGTAATCGTTCTTGCTAAGATCCTTGTAGATCTTGAGCATGCCACGACTTTCAAGTGCTTGAGCACGTTCCAGATACTTGGGGTTGTTGCTACGCAATGGCCCGCCGGACAAGATGGCAAATTCCACATGTGGTTTAAATTTGTCAGCATGCCAAGTCTCAATGAGATCCATAAAGAAGTCAGGTTGCTTCTCTTGATCAAACCTTGCGGCAAACACCACACGGTCGGCTCGTTGATCCCAAGGTTTGACTTGATTGTTGACACGACCAAGAACTTCTTCTTTGCCAAATGCTAGGCCACTAATATTGTAAATTGGAGCAGTCCAATTAGCAATACGCATATGAGCAACCATCTCTTCATTAGTGGCAAGAACACCTGTAGCAAAACAATTGACCATTTGTTCATAAGTTGACATCCATCCAGCCATGCCCCAAACATGAACAAAGTCATCGGGGTCAATGGCCTGTGCTAAACAACGCACAAAGACTCTGGGTCTTTGATTGGCTGGAATTTGATCCATGATGTATGGAAGCGATTCAATGCCAGGCTGAAACATGTCTTCAAAATAGACAACATCCTCGCCGGTGACTTCACCGCTTCGCATCATTTGAACCAAGTTCATCATTTGACTCATACCAAAGTAACTGCGACCATGTGCATCTAACACTTGGCCTACACTGATTGCTTTGGTATTGTCAATGGTATTGCCAGGCACTACAACATAGTTGATGCCGCGGCGCTTGAACACCGCTTCATTCCATTGTTGTAGTTGTAGCGTGTATCTACCCTCATAGGGTTCTAATCCCATGTAGTAGAGTTTACGCATTGGTGTCCTCACGATCCAAGCGGTTGGGCATACAACACATACCGTCAGCAGTATGACGAGTGGTTGGTGCCCAGGCACTCTTGTAAAGACCCACGTGGATCTTTAGCACCTTGGGTGTGCGCTCAGGTGTGCCCTGAACATGGAAAGTGTAGGTAAAACTACGCGAACCTGTTTCTTCGTTGGCACGAAGTTCCGGCGCTTCAATCCTAAATTCGTGAATATACTGGTCACGAACTAGATCTTGTAGATACTGCTCATAGAGCCTTGTTGGCAACATAGCCAACTCCTCTGTTAGAACTCCATCATAGAGTTCTGAGATCTTGAGCAGATCAAACTTGATATGAGCCAAGTTCAATGAACTACGTCGGGGTTGATTGTAATTATTACGATTGTCAAAACGAACGTTAGGCTTGTTAATCATACTGCCGTAGGCAACCATTTTCGCCATCCTCTGAGACTTCGATCCAAACAGATCGGTTAGTGAATTGTGCTGAAATTTTAGCATAGAGTTCTTCTGCTATCATTTCGCACGACTTGTGATTCAGTTCAAGTGTGCCAGTGGAATATAGTTTTTCCAACCAGCGTTTGAACTGAATAAATTCCACATCACGGTCATCGTGAAAAACTTGTAGATAGACCTTGAAGTGGAAAATATGTCGATGTGGGCTTGCAAGAAAACTCACATCAAATTCGTCACCAGAGGCTAACTTAGGATCAGTAGCCGCCGCTGGGTAACAGTGAATTCCTTCCTTGCGGAACGTTACCCAAATCATGTCTTTGGACATGTTATTCCTTTTTAATCAATATAATTGTTGGCTTTGAGATAGACCCACATCTTCCAATCAATTGCTTGAAGGAATTTGAGGACGTCTTCCATTTTGGCATTAAGTTCCGCAATGCCAGCATCGTTAGAAGTTGCTGGTGCCGCCGCAGGCTTTGCATCAACAGGTGCCGCTTCTACCGCAGGCTTCTTGGGCAAGGGCTTTCGCACTACCGGCTTAGTGAGATTACCAACTTGAATATCTTCGCTCATAGTATTTCCTTTTAAAGTGGACGATCGTTTTTGTATTCATCCCAAGAAGTAAAACGCTTGCGGTCAAGTAGTTCATTCAACTGCCAGCACCAAACACCTGGGTTTGTTTCATCAAAACCAATATCATCGATCTTGATAGTTGTATTGTAATTAAGCAATTTGATGTATGGCATTTTAACCGAAATCATTGGAATGAACCTATGATTGTCAGTGAGACCACCGTCAAGAAGACCATTAAGTTGGCCGGGTTCAAGATCGAGGGTGGCAAGAAACCCTGCGTCCATAACTTCGGCGATCATACGCTCCCATCCAGTCCATCCATCATAATCCTTGTTGCCAAGACTGAAACTCATGTTTGCACCAAAGTAGACATGCTCACATCCTTCTTCAGTTGCCATACGAATCACTTCCTTGGCGTCCTGTAGACCTACAACAAACAATGTGCGTTTGCCATATGCCGGTGACTTTTCAACTTCAACACCCACAAACATTTCAACCTGATCACGCTCGCCATCTGCATAGTTACGCATGAAATTGCTAGACATGTGCTTATACCTTCAATGAGTTTTCGAGTTCTACAAGACGTTCATCGTCAGGATTGTCAAAGTCGCCGGCTTCGGCTCCGTCAACAATTACTTCATCGTCACCAGAATCAAAGATATCGTGGACTGCTTCTGCACCCGACTTGCGAGTCTTACGACCCGAGAACTCGGCAAGCAGTAGCGAACACTGGTCCAGTAACTTCATTGGTTCTTGGCTACGAAATACTTGGTGAACTAATTCCATAACGTATAATACATTACGTGGCACCCATAAGTCAAGTTGTCCTTCCTGGCTACGTTGCTTGGTTCTTCTCCAATCTGTGGGATTGGGCCTAGTAAGGCGCCAAGCAACATCAGCCAATGCGTTGGCTCGTTGAACCGACTCAATGTGTTGGTAAACATTGTGACCCATAATCAGGCTGTATGAGAAAGTGTCCCAAGAAGTCTTGGCAACCTTGCCATTCTTGTTGGCCTGACCTGGCTTGTAGTAGCAAACATCTCCCATGGTGATGCGCTCACCAATAGGGCTGTTCCAAGGCCAAGGAATAGTAGAGCCACTGAGATCGCGGTTGTCTACACACTTCTCCATCACATAAGTGAACCTATCGTTGCTGTGAACGTGTTGGGTATAACTCAATCCATACGCAGTGGCAACAAATGGACTGGCGCAGTCATATGTGACCATCATGTTGGGATTCACCGTTTCACGCAAGGCTCGTTGAACTGCTGTCAAGAATACTGCAAATTCTAACCGGCTGGTGCCCAAGACGTGGATCACATCACGGCCTGGAGCCAACATGCCTTCGTCGCGCATTTGAATCAAGCGGCGCAACAAGAGATGTGCATCTTGCATGTTGTTACCACCCATGGCCCAACCTTCAAAAGGAAAGTGCTTGACATTGTCATACCAAATGTCTGCTTCCTGATTGTTGGAACCCTGTAGCACATTCAAAAACTTGGTCTGATGCTTGCGATTGGCCAGGAACCAAGCATTGTTATAAAGTGTGCCATCTAAACATTCTTGAAAACTCTTAAGACCTGTGCGTTCGTTTAGTGGAGGTCTTGCCGCCCAAGTAGGAATATCAAGAACCATGCTGTAATCAGCAGTATGCTCAAGCCAGTTGAGAATCTGGCCGCGAGTCTTGTCAGCCGATCCTTTGTATCCTGTGTCACCAGGTTTCTCCATGAAGTTTTCCCAGTCAAACTTGATAACACCCTTGGCAATCTGGAATCCACCACTGTCGCCGAGAATAAAAGTATTCTTGCGATCGCGCTTTTGAATCATTGATTCGTCAGTGTCAGTTTTATTCAAGTCCAACTGAGCATGACCAGCCGAGTAAAGTGCAT